TCCTGGGCGTCGCGGCCGCCTACCTGATCGGCGGCCTGCGGGCCCGGCCGCCGGCGGACTGGTTCGGCCTGGCCGGCGAGTCCGACTACGGCTACCGGCCGGACCCCGAAGGCGTCGCCGCGTTTCTCCGCGAACTGCCCGAGCCGATGTTCCGCGACGCCGGGGCCGACACGATCGCCCACGCGAAGGGGCTGGACACGTTCCTCTACCGGGCGGCCTACAACGCCCACCAGGCCCTCTACGGGAAGCCGTGGGTCGTGGAGCGGCAGGGGATCGGCGACTGCGTCTCGTGGGGCTGGGCCCACGGCGTGTACGTCGCCCAGTGCGTGGACTGGGAAACCGGCCGGCTGGCCGAGCCGCCGCCGTTCCCGAGCACCGAGGCGATCTACGGCGGCTCGCGCGTCGAGGCCCGGGGCCGTCCCGAAGGCGGAGGCGGCTGGAGCGACGGCTCCTACGGCGCCGCCGCGGCCCGCTGGGTAAAGGACTGGGGCATCGTCTACCGGGAGAAGTTCGACCGGTTCGACCTGTCGGCCTACTCCGCCGACCGGGCAAAGCAGTGGGGCCACTGGGGCTGCGGCGGCCAGGGCGACAAGGGCCGGCTCGACGCGATCGCGAAGCGGCACCCGGCCGCCCATGTCGCGATGGTCAAGACGTTCGCGGAAGCGGCCGCCGCGATCGAGGCCGGCTTCCCGGTGCCGGTGTGCAGCCTGGTGGGTTTTGAGAGCGTCCGCGATCAGCACGGCTACGCCAGGGCCTCCGGCACCTGGGCCCACTGCATGGTGTTCGTGGCGGTGCGCTACGCCAAGAACGGGTCGCCAGACGACGCCTTGCTCTGCCTCAACTCCTGGGGGCCGCGGTGGATCTCCGGGACGAAGTGGCCCGCGGACATGCCCGAGGGCGCATTCTGGGTCCGCCGCGCCACCGTCGAGCGGATGCTCGGCTCGCAGCCCGACTCCTTCGCCGTCGGCTCCGTCCAGGGCTTCGGCTGGCGTGATCTCTCGAACGACGTGCTCGCTCCGCCCCCGCCGGACGACCAGGCCGCCGCCGCGGCCCCGGCCCTCGGCCTTGCCCTGTGAGGAAGACATGAAGCTCGACCGGAACACGCTGATCGTCCTGGTGGTCGTTTTCGCGGCCGGCTGGTGGACGAGTTCACGCCCCGCCCCGGCCCCCGGCCCGGCCGACCGGCCCGTGGTCCGCTGGATCGCCCGGGCCGCGAAGAGCCTGCTCTGGGTGGCGCTCGTCGCCGAACCGCCGCCGGCCGAGCCGCGCGTGGTCCACGCCCGTGTCGATCGCGACGGGATCCGAATTCTGGAAAACGGAAACACGCTATGAGCACGCTCTGGCGCTGGCTGATCTCGATCCTGGCCTGGCTGTCCGCGGACCCGCAGGCGGCCGACCTCGAGCACCCACGCGCGGCCGCGGCTGTCTCGGCCGCCCGGGCGTCCATGCTCCGCGACACCGCACCGCCGCCGCCAGCCCCGACGCCGGCGGCGTGCGACTGCGGGGCGACCTGCGTCCGCGGAGTGTGGCGGCCCGACGGTCGCGTCGAGCAGGTCTGCCGCTGTCCGTGCGATCGGTGCAAGCGGTCGCGCGCCGATGGCGGCGTGAAGGAGCGCTGCCCTGACGGCAAGTGCCCGACCGGAACGAAAACCGTCCTACCGTAGAACGCGGCGAAGTTCGCCGGATCGCGGGCCGCTCATATCGTGCGAGGCGTCGAAGGACATCCGCACCCCCACGAGGATCGAAACCATGCCGTCCGCCAAGTACCTCGCGCTCCAGGACGAGGCCGCGAACATCGCCAACGAGATCGAGACGCTCCGGGCCATGCCGGCCGCCGACGACGCCGAGAAGGCGAAGATCGAGGAGCGGCTCGCCGAGCGGTCGGCCCGGGCTGAGGTCGTGGGCAAGGAAGCCGCCGCCGAGCGGGACCTCGACGACAAGGTCGCCGCGATGCGGCAGATCAACGCCACCAGCGACAGCGACAGCCGCAAGGATGTCGAGAAGGCCGAGAAGCGGCGCGGCCCCGCGATCCACGTCCTGCCCGGCAAGAGCCTCCGCGGCTTCGGCACGGTCGAGGCGGCGGAGAAGGCCGGCCGTTTCCTCCGGGCCCTGGCCCGCGGCGACATGGCCGAGGCCCGCGCGATGGGCGAGACGAGCCCGACCTACGACAACGCGGGCGCCGAGCTCGTGTCGCCGGAACTGTTCCGCGGCTACATCGACGTGCTCGGCTACCAGTCGGTCGGCCTCCAGGTGGCCCAGGTCTACACGACCTCTAGCCACACCCTGGAGATCCCGACGATCGGCGAGATCGCCGCGGAGTGGTTCGACGAGTACGAGGCCGTGACCGACGACGACGCCGCCACCGACAAGGTGACGATCCCGCTCTACAAGATGGGCCGGATCATCTCGTTCTCGAACGAGCTGATCCAGGACTCGTCCGCGGTCGTGAACCTCGCCCAGCTCGCCGCGAACCGCTTCGGTCTCGCGATCGCGAAGAAGGTCGACGAGGTCTGGCTCCAGGGCGACAACGCCAAGGGGATCGACGGCCTCGTGGACGAGATCTCCGCCGGGAACGAGGTCGAGGCCGGCACCGACTACGACGGGGCCGACCTGGCCTCGGTCGTGGGCAAGATCGATAGCCGGGCGATGAACACCGCCTGGGTCGTGAGCTCGGCCGGCTGGGAGCACCTGATGAAGTCCTCGGTCGTGTCGCAGTCGACGACGATCGGGGAGCGGGTCCTGCCGGTCGTGATGGGCGCCCCGGTCTACAAGTGCCTCGGCCTGCCGGCCGGGACGCTCGCCCTCTACGGCGACTTCACGATGGCGACCGCCGTCGCGGTGAAGTCGAACGGGCTGGTGATCTCGGCCTCCGAGCACGCCGGGTTCTCGACCGACGCCGTGAAGTACCGCGGCCTCCAGCGGCTGGGCCTCGTGAACCACGACGCCTCCTTCGTGGCGAAGCTGGTCGAGGCCGGCAGCTGAACGTGACCAACGCGCGACGCCCGGCGGGTGGCAAGGATGCTGCCCGCCGGGCCGTGGCGTTTCCGGAGGGTGAGATGGACGGCCAGCGCCCGATCCGCCTCCTACGGGCCTACCGCGGCTACCGGGCCGGCGCCGTGATCCAGGCCACCGCTGGACTCGCGGAGCGCCTCGTGTCTGATGGCGTCGCGGTCCGCGAACCCACGCGGCCGCTGCTCGACGCCGCCCGGGACGGCCGAGTCGAGCGAGCCGTCGCCACCGCCCAGCCGGAGGTCCGATGATCCGCCCCGACACGCTGAAGATCCTCACGCCCCCGGCTTCCGAGCCGGTCAGCCTCGAGGAGGCGAAGCGGCAGATCGGGCTGATGGAGGACCAGGCCGAACACGACGACTTGCTCGCCGGGCAGATCGCCACCGCCCGCCGGCTCGTCGAGCAGCGGCTCGGGATCGCGGTCCTGGCAACGGAATACCGGGCGACCTGGAAGGCGGCCCCGGCGATCCTGCGGCTGCCGGCCCCGCCCCTGCTGACCGGCAGCGCCTACCCGCTCACGGTCACGGCCGACGGCGAGGAGCTGGTCGAGGGCGACGACTACGATATCGACTCCGACGCGGTTCCGGCCGAGATCGAGCTTTCGGGCCGCTCCGGGACGAAGGTGGTCGTGACCTACTGGGCCGGCGTGGAGCCGGGGGACGCGATCGACCCGCTGCTGCGGTCGGCGATCCTGGCCTACGTCGATCATCAATTCAACAATCGCGGCGTCCTCGCCAGCGAGTCCTCGACCGAGCTGCCGCAGGCGTTCGAGACGCTGCTCGCCGCCAGCTCGTGGAGCGGGGGGTGGTGACATGGCCCGCCTGCCGTCCGGCCTGCTGACCGAGGTCTTCGAGATCCAGGAGCCCGTCTCGACGCGGAACGCCGCCGGCGAGAGCGTCACGACCTGGGAGGCCGTCCGCGAGGTCTACGGGTCCTACGAGGCCGTCACCTACTCGGAGCAGGCCCGCCGCGGGCAGATCGGCGGCAACCTCCAGGCCACGGTCCGGATCCGCTACGTCGCCGGCGTGACCGGTGCGATGCGGCTCCGCTGGGTCTCGCGCGAGGACCGGATCCTGATGATCGCCGGGGTCGTGGAGCGGGGCCGGCGGGAGGAGCTTGAGCTGACGGTCGAGGAGAACGCGACGTGATCAGCCTCGACTGGCAGGGGATGAACGGCCAGATCGGCGCCCTGATGGGCCGCTTCGACGCCCTGCCGCGGCAAATCGCGAAAAAACACCTGAAGGCCGTGATGAAGCGGGTCCTTCGGCCGGGCGTGCCGGTGCTGAAACGGCTGACGCCGAAGGGCGGCACGAGGACGATCAAGAGCACGATCCAAGGAGGAGAGTTCAAGTCGAACCTCAAGCGCCGCGGCGGTGCCCTGCGGCGGGCCGTGACCACGAAATCGAAATACATCGGCCGCAACAAGGACGGCGTGGTCTACGGCGTGATCGGCTACAAGGCCGGGTTCGAGAGCCGCAAGGCGATATGGTTGGACCAGGGCACGATCTACATCTCGCCGCGGCAGATCATGGAGAAGTTCCGGGCGGCCTATAAGGGCCCGGCCGCGGCCGCGCTGGTGAAGGAAATGAAGAAGGCCCTCGAGGCTGCCGGCCGGGAGCTGGCCTCGCCCAAGAACAGCAACCCGAACTATCGGAGAAAGTGATGGGCAGCCCCCACGTCTGGCTGAAGGCCGCGATCGAGGACGCCGTGGGCAGCGACGGCGTCACCGCCTGGCCGGTCGAGATGACCGGCGGCGGGGAGCCGCCCTACGCCGTCTACACCCGCACGAGCACCGTCCGGGAGCTGCTGCTGCCGGACGCCCTGGACGAGATCCCGGTCTACGACGCCCTGTTCCCGGTCGCCACGTTTACCGTGGTCGTGTTCGCCGACTCCTACGTCCAGGCGTGGGAGATCGCCGACGCGATCACGGCCGCCGTCCACAAGTTCGCCGGGACCGCGGAGGGGGAGACAATTCAGACCGCCCTCGTGACCGACGTTTCGGACGGCGACAGCGGCTTCCTCGAAGGTCGCGAGCAACCCACGTTCACCGTCGAGCTCACGGTCGAGATCACCTACCAGGAGTAGACCATGCCAGGGGAAAACTTCGTCACAAGCCACGGGACGACCTTCGAGTTCGACGGCAACCTCTACAAGTGCATGGACGTAAGTCATGAGCGCTCGGCCCCGTCTCGCGAGCGGCTGGACATGACCACGCTCGACATCGCCCACGGCGAGGAGGCCGTGATGGTGCTCGCCCCGATCGTGCCGAAGCGCGACCCGCGGAAGTTCACCATCGCCTACCGCTCCATGGACAACACCGTCGAGATCGAGGAAGGCACGACCGCCACCCTCGACACCGCCGACGGCAGCGGGACCTACCGCGTCACGGCCGCCGGCCTGTCGCGAAAGACGAACGCCTACGTCGAGGGCTCGGCTACGTTCGAGGAAGTGATCGAGGGTGAGGACGAGGCCGGCGGGTCCTGATCGGAGGGACCGATGCCCGGCTTCTATTCGGCTCACGGCACCGCGGAGGAGCCTACCTCCGTGGAGTTCGACGGCGTCCCGATCGGTTACCTGACCGGCTTCGACTGGGAAGCCAAGGCCGGCGAGGTCCACGAGACGACGAACGTCACCAGCCTAGTGTTCGGCAGCGGCGCGAACGCCCGCGTGCTGAAACAGTACGACTGCACGTCGATCGAGCCGGTCACGCTGAACTTCACGTTCAAGGGTCCGCCGTCCTTCGATGTCACGGACGCTGGACTCAAAGGGACGATCGTGTTCACTTGCCCCGGAGCGGCGATCTCCGGCGAGGCGATCCTCCTGAGTTTTTCCCACTCGGGCCGCGTGAACCAATGGACCGAAGGCGTCGCGGCGTTCCAACTTACGGGAGCCCTGGAGGAAGAATGAGCCTGTCTTTCGATGAACTGCTCGACCTCGCCGCGATCAAAGGCGGGCCGATCGAGATCGAGATCAAGAGCCTGAGCCGGAAGGTGTTCGTCCGCAGCCCGTCGAGTGCCGACGTGGACGCCTGGCGGATGCACTGCTCACGGCACCAGGCCGGCGACGCCCCGCTCGCCGCGAAGCTGGTACAGCTCATGCTGTGCGACGACCGCGGCCGGCGGACGGTTCCGCAGACGGCCGAGGCCCTCGACGCCCTGGCGAACAGCGACCCGCGCGTGATCGACGAGATCGCCAAGGCATGCCTGCCGCTGGTGAACGAGCCCACCGAGGAGGCTATCGACGACGAAAAAAAAGACTGAGGGGCGATCCCTGGGAACTGTTCACCTACCGCCTCTGCCTCCAACTCGGCATCGCGGACGTGGAGAAGTTCAAGGCCAGGATCTCCCGACGGCAGCTGCGGCGCTGGATGGCGTTCTACCTGATCGAGCCCTGGGGCCAGCCGTGGCTCCAGGCCGGCCGGATGACGAGCCTCATCCGCTCCGCGTTCACGGGACGGTTTGACCGGCACGACGAGGAGCGGTTCCTGATCACCTACCGGGCCGGCGACGAGTACCGGCCCAAGATCGCACGCACGGATGCGGAGATCGCCGAGCAGCTCGCCAGCCTGCCCGGCTTGAAGAAACGGAGTTCGGCATGTCGGTCATCGGGAAGGTCTCGGCCGTCTTCACGGCCAACTCGTCGGGCCTCGTCACGGGCGTGAACCAGGCCGCCTCGTCCATGCGCCGCATGGAGGGGAGCGTCTCGTCACTGGCCGGCGGCATGCGGACGCTGGTCGCGATCCAAGGCGCGCAGTTCTTCGGCGGGATCGTCTCGGCCGCCGGCGGCTACGTTCGACAGCTCGTCGCGATGGGCCAAGCCCAGGCCGACGTGATCGACTCGCAATCCAAGCTGGCTGCCCGGCTGGGCATGACCTACGGGGAGTTCGCCGGGATCGCGCTGGCCGGCGACCTGGCCGGCGTCGGGATGGACCAGATCGCCGCCGCGGCCACGAAGGCCGACGTGGCCTTCGTGAAGGCCCAGCAAGGCAGCAAGACGGCCCAGGCCGGCTTCGCCCGGCTCGGCCTGTCCCTCGAGGACCTGTCGGGGATGTCCGCCGCGGAGCGGTTCCAGGCGATCTCGTCGGCGATCGCGGCCCTGCCGACGGAGGCGGAGCGGTCGGCGGCCGCGGTGCAGATGTTCGGCCGGGCCGGGGCCGAGCTGCTGCCGCTGTTCTCGGGCGGCGCCGAAGGGATCCAGCTGGCGGCCGAGCAGGCCAAGCGGCTGGGGCTGGCCCTGACCACGGCCCAGGGCCAGGACGTGGAGGCGATGAACGACGCCTTCACGATGGCGAGCAAGGCCGTCGAGGGCGTGGTCAGGCAGGTCGTGGCCTACCTGGCCCCGGCCGTGAAGAACGTCGCGGACACGTTCACGAACCTCGTCGGCAGCATTGGCGGCGCAAACATCGGCCAGACGATCGGCGACGGGATCCTCCAGGGGGCGCGGTTCCTGGCCGGGATCGGCGACTGGCTGATCGCGAATCTCGGCTCCGTGTGGGAGTACGTTTCCCAGGTCGGATCGCAGTGGGGGTCCGTGGTGGACTTCTTCAACCGAGCCGCTAACTTCCTGTCGGGCGTGTTCTACGCGGCCCAGGCCGGACTCGGGATGATCATCCTCGGGTTCTCCGGGTCGTTCGAGGGGCTGGCCCGGATCGCCCAGCAAATCGGGAAATACCTGGGCTTCGACACGAGCAGCCTCGACGCCGTGGTCGAGGGGGCGGCCGCGTTCAACGCGAGCATCTCCGACGGCATCACCGACAGCCT